CCTAACAAGGTGGCTCCCTAAGTTCCCATCGTCAAAGTCGTAGTTCTAGCTACGGATTATAGTGTACCTATGAGCGAAGACATTATTAACATTGACCAACACGAAGATGATTCATTTGCGGTACAGCCTGAAGAGGCACAATCTGTAGAAGAGATCATTATTGAAGCAGAGGTAGAGGCTCCTGTAGTTGAAGACGCTATCGTCGAAGCTCCTGTAGTTGATATCCCTGCGGTGGCTGTTGAAACGCCAGTTCCTTCAGCTCCTAAGGCTGCTGTAAGTGGCGCTGACACCGACGAGGTTTACCTAGCTAACTGTGTGTATAAGAATAAAGCAGCACGTAAATCTTTAACTGTACATCACCTACAACGTCGTCTCGTGGAGCTAGGCTACAACGAGGCTATGACAGACAAGGATGGTTGGCTAGGCGATGAGACTAAGACAGCCATTGAGAAGTTCCAAAAGCTAGAGGGACTAGAGCCTAATGGCACTGTCGATGAAGCCACGTTCCTTGCTATCTTTAAAGGCGACATGAATGTAGTTCCAATAGTTTAATTATTATCTAAACAAATAAGCCCTGTGCATTTACTTGCACAGGGTTTATTTTTTATATACTTATATGTATAGTTTAATTACTAGTAGCCTATAGGTATCTTAAGATCTATAGTTACTATAACTAATATACTAAACAATATTTTATCTACCCAACAAACAAATTATTATTTTTATAATACTTATTGCTATTACTTTTATTATTTTTATAATCCTTAGCCGTAAATATTTTTCACGGTTGGAGACGTTTTCGAAGGCGTGTCACTCCTAGCATATCCATTTCTCACGTCCAAGCCATTTAACCAAAAGGTACTGCTTCTGCTAGTTTTGTACATCATCTTATGACCGCAAAAGTGTACACGTCTTCGCAGAAAGATGATACTGTATTCACATGGCTAAGGCGCAAGAACTTCCGCAGGCAGAGAAAGAACTTCTCGCCACCCTGCACAAGGAGCAACTCTGGCGCCGTGTTCAGGAGTTAAACGAAGCAGGCTGGTCGTTACAATCTATCGCTAATGGATTCATCCCTGAGAAGCGGCGTAGCACCATTCGTTCCTGGGTTGTGAAAGAGTTACCCGAGCGCGAAGTTATCACCGCAGGTTTCCCTATCCCGAAGCCTCCCGTTAAAAAAGTAAAGTCAAGACGCAAGCGTGTTCCATCACCTGGGATTCCATTAGACGAGCAGTTGCGTATCGCGAGACTGTCACCGCTAGCGCGACGCTATCGCGCCCGCACGGCTCCTTCGTCCTCTTCTTTCACCGCGAATGTTGAGCTTACAAGTATCGCCGGTGATCTGTATGTCAAAGGTGTTACCGTGTCAGAGCTTGCCCGTGCTTCCGGCGTAACCTACCGCGCGATGAAACGCCGCGTGGATAAGGCAACCCAATGAAGATCACCCATGACATCTTCCCTGCTTCTATCCTAGTTGCATCCCCCGATGTATTTCAGGATTTTACCTTAGCTTCTACTTCTTCCTCTATTACTAATCCAACTGGCGCTCGCAGTTTCACACGAGTACGCCTCGTAGTTATGGAAGACTCCCAAACCCCCGCTACCCAGGTAGTTCTTGTTGCCGCGGATCATCCTGACGGACCACGCCTGGTCTTTAGAGAAGTTATACGCACGCTCAATTGGTCTGGAAATAAAAGACAAGATTCTCAGCTCATTACCGAGTCCGGAAAGGTTATCGCCTTTAAGTACGTCCGCGGTTGCGACTGCGGTTCACGGCTCCGCTCCTGGAGCCCCTACCAAACAATGAAAGAAGACGCAAAATGAATATGACAACCTTCAGCCACATCCCTACGTTACACTTCATCGTACTTATGTTTTTTGTTTTCCGCGTTACACGGGCGCTTGTCTATGACGAGATATTCTCGCCTGTGCGTGAACTTATCTGGTCTAAGAAGTCTCCCGAGGATAGTTACCTGGGCTTCTTCTTTACATGTCACTGGTGCGTCTCGTTATGGGTTGCGCTCCCGGTCGTGATCTTTTACGCCGCTTTTCCAAGTATCACTTTCTTAGTAGGGTGTATATTTGCCCTGTCCGGTTTAGTTGGACTAATAACCGCGCGTATAGATCAAGAATGATCTGGCGTTCCGTTACGACAATGACGAGGAGTAATAAGTAGTGGCAGTCTTTAGTAGCAACGATAAAAAGCCATCGCGCGCTCAACGCCGCGCGCAACCTAAATCTTCTCGTGTCGTTCCGCCAAGCTCTATCAACATTACCTCTAATCCTAACTACGCTCAATCCGCTCCTTACTCTGCTCCTCGCGCTCTTACAGCCGCGGCAGTGCAGATGCCCCTTAACGATAAGGGTGAGGTTGAACGCTTTAAGCAACGCCGTGGCGGCAAGTCAAGTGACTGGCAGAGTGAAGCTTGGGAATACTATGACGCCATCGGTGAAATTAAATACGCCTTTAACTTAGTTGCCTCGGTTGTTTCACGTATTCGTCTATACGCGGCGGTAGTTGACAATCCTGCGGAGAGTCCTATTCCTGTTCGCAACTCCGATGTTATCGACGAGCGACTTGCGTCCGCAGCCGAGCGTGTTTTAGGACGCCTTGACTCCGCGTACGGCGGGCAAGCTGGCCTATTAAAGGACGCGGCATTAAACTTATCCGTTACAGGAGAGTGTTACCTTATTCAATCTCCAGCGCGAATAGGAAGCGGAATTGCAGAGTCCTGGGATATTCGCTCGACAGACGAGCTACAGGTTGACGCACGCAATAACTATTTAATCGTGCCTCGCCGAGATATGGCTCGCGGAAATAACTCCGGAAACGTAGGAGAGCTTAAGCTTCCTAACTCCGCGTTTGTTGGTCGTATCTGGAGAGCTCACCCACGCTACTCTGAAGAAGCAGATTCAAGTATCCGCGGTCTATTAGATCTTTGTGCAGAGTTACTTTTGCTCAACCGTACGTTTCGCGCAACAGCTCGCTCGCGCTTAAACGCAGGAGCCTTATACTTACCAGACGGTCTATCTGTTGCCGCGTCTCCAGATCCAGATTATCCATATGATGACGAGAACAATCTCAATCCAGGTATGACTGCCGAGGAGGCAGCAGACGAGTTTGAAGATCAACTCATGGATGCGATGACGACTCCTATTCGCGATGAAGACTCAGCAAGCGCGGTTGTTCCACTTATTATTCGTGGACCTGCGGAGCTTGGCGACAAGATTAAGCAGTTTAAGTTTGAGCGTTCATTTGACCCTGCACTTGCAGAGCGGTCAGATCGCGTCCTCGAGCGTATCCTCCAGGGACTTGACGTTCCTAAGGATATTGTTACCGGCCTAGCAAACGTTAAGTACTCTAATGCACTTCAAATTGACGAAGCCTTATATAAGGCACACATTGAGCCATTGATGCTTTTGATTGCCGACGCGTTAACTGTTGTCTATCTACGACCAGCGCTCATCGCTTCAGGTTACTCCGCAGAGGATGCTAAGCGCATCGTTGTTTGGTACGACCCTTCACAGGTTGCTACACGTAATGACCGCGCTAAGGACGCTGACGACGGTTTTGCAAACATGGCTGTTTCCTATGACACATGGAGACGCGCTCACGGTTTCTCCGCGGCAGATGCTCCTGACGCAAAAGAAATCGCAATTCGCTTGCTCGTTGAAAAGGGATCTATATCTCCAGAGCTTACGCAGGCAATGCTCGGAGCTATCGCACCTGAGGTTATGGAGAGCGTTCGCCAAGCTCAACAGGCAGACTCCGTTGCCCCGGTTCCACCAGAGATTGACCAATTACTTTCACAGGCAAACGCTCCAGCACCAACAGAGGAAACTCCTGAAGAAGAATTACCACCAGCGCTACAAGAAGGGAACCTACCGTAATGAATATGGATATGGGACAAGTAGAGGGTGACAAGACAGATCTTGTTAATTCCCTTGCCCGCGTTCTAGGAGATGCAGTTGTGCTTTACTTTAAGGCGCACGGACATCACTGGAATGTTAAGGGCCGAGACTTTGCGCAATTCCACGAGTTCTTTCAAGAGATTTACGAAGACGTTTATAGTTCTATTGACACTCTTGCCGAGGACATTCGTAAACTTGGCTCAGACGCTCCGTATACGCTTCAAGATTTTAT